CTCTGGCTTCTCGCTCATGTTCAATCGCCTCCCTGACCTTGAAGTAGTGCGCCTCATCCACGATCATCGGGGTCTCGAGAATGTGTCCGATCTTGACCCCCGTGTGGACGTAGACGGGATACCCCGCAGCCAGCATGCGGGTGCAGACCGCGGCGTCCTCACCGAAGTCGTTCCCCAGGTTGAAGAGATTCGGACCCATCGCCCGGAAGATCTCCACGTCGATAATCACGAATCCGAACCCGATCACGTCCACCTTCATCACTTCGTCCGGCGGGTAGTAAAAAATCGGCACCGTGCCCTCATCCGTGAGAGAGAAGATGCACGGAGCACAGGACAAACTCCGCGTGAAGTAGAGTGCCGAGAGGATCTTCGGCTGGTCCGGGTGTGTCTGCATCGCGTTCCATAACTTCGTGAAGTCCTTGCCGGAGAACTGGTGATCGTCGTCCAGGGAGAGAATGTGCGTCACCCCCAGTTTGAGACCCGCCTCCGCAATCCCGTTGCGGGCCGTCTGACGGTACGTCCGCACGTCCCGCTGAGTGTAAACATGCTCGATTTCGGGGTGCTTCCGACCGATCGTATACATCAGGTTCCAGCCGGAATCCTGAGAGAACTCGGCCGGGGGCTTGCCGTACGTCGGGTCGGCTACCAACAGGGAGTAGGGGGCACTCACGATCTCACCTCCAACCCCTTGCCCCGGTCGACCCCGACCCGGATCGGCTTCGTCCAACCCCACCCCAATGGGCCCCAGAAGTGCCAGTGATGAAACACGTACGCCAACCAGAGCGGGAACCACTCCCAAAAACCCCGCAACTTCGTGCCGATCATGTACCGACAACCACAGTGGGGGCACCCCCCATACTTCTTCGACTCCCACTCCGTCACCAACTTGCCGCAACCGTCGTACCTGACCGAACAGCGGTAGATCCAACAACGGATCTTCTCCGAAGACGGTTCCACGTACGGCTTCGGCATCAGGTGTCGAAGGTCCAACTTCGCGTTCTTGCTCAACCCCTGAATCCTCACAGGCCCCTCCTTGGATTGTACCCCCGGGGCCGGCTCTAGGTGCCGGCCCCGGAGACGTTGCATTCACCCGCGCATCTGCTCTGCCGGGCCTAGTCCAGACAGTGGATGAACGCCTTCATCGTGAACGCGCTCGTGTATGTTGCCGTGGCGGCAACGTTCCCCAGAGGCATCGCATACCCACCGGGGTAGAGAGCCCCGAGACTGTGAGCCGCTGTGGACGCGATAGCCATCGGGATCGCCATCAGACCGAAGTACCCGTAGTTCGCCACCATGCCGGTGCTCTGCGTACCAAACACGTAATGACACGGCCGAAGGATCAGGTTCGTGAACTTCGATGCCGTCCAGGACGTGTAGGATGCGAACAACGTCACGTTGTCAATGAACGGGTCGACCGACGCGCCTCCCGAGCAGGCCAGAGCGTCGTGCTGACCGAACTTCTGCACCTCACCATACTCTCCCGGAATGATGTCGCGGCGTCCCACAACACCACACAGGAGTCCGGGGTTGATGCAGTTGGTTGCAGCCGTGGGAGAGAACGTGACTCCGTAGCCGGATCCGCTCCCACCACCCGCCACGACTGTGTAGTTCCAGTAGACACCATGCCCTACCGTCATCGTGACCGTGGACTCGTTCTTCACCGAGACGAAGATCTTGTTGTTGTCGTCCACGCCCAGGTTGGGAATCGACCAAGCCATTGTTCTCCCCCCCTATGTGTGGTACGCGGCACCGTCTCCGAAGGAGATGACGCCGTTCCGCGACCGGTTGTTGCAGCACAGGTTCCCCATGAAGAGAATCTGTGCGGTCTTCGCATCCTGGTTCGTCGGAGTCCGGAACGGGGTGATGGCGAAGTCGGCGTCCCGATGAACCACCCACTCGAACGAGTCCGAGTTGAGGAAGTACATCGGAGACATCTTCGTCGTCGGACCCGTAGGCGTACCCCGGAGAACCGTGGTGATTCCCTTGTCCATGACCAGCGGAACCGTGCGGTACCGCAGGTTCTGGAAACCCGCGTCCCCGAGCTTCGTGTCGTAGTACCGCTCGTTCGGCGTCAGCAACCCCTCGTACTGCCCGTACACGCCACGGGCGGTGAGAAGGAAGTCGACCTGCTCGAGACGGTTGAACATCTCCCGCATGGCAGTCAGCATCCCCGCGGGAGAAGCCGCGTTGAGGTCCTCGGCCGCGGTCAGCTCCGACTCCGGGAGTGCGGACCCGATCGTGCCACCCACGGAAGTTTCCTGGAGAAGATCCACGCCGGGATTGGCGTAGTTCATCCACCAGGCGTTGACCCAGGATCCGGTGTTAGCCACGATGTCGTCCCACAGGTTGTAGGCGCTCTCGCCCGTCCCCAAAGTCACGGAAACCGTGATCCCGCCAACCGTGTGAGACTGGATCGTAGTCGCGTCGTTGTTCATCAACCCCCAGCCAGAACGGACGAAGTTGTCCAGCGAGTTGAACCACTTGTAGGCCAAGTCGCCCATGTTCGCCGGAGAGTCGACCGCCGACCCACCCTGAGAGTCGACTGCGTTCGCGCTCTCCCGCCCGACGAAGGTGAGGCCGAGAGATCCATGAAGACCATGCAGAGCCGCGGCCAGGGTCTTGCGCATGGAGTTCTCGGCCCGCTTCATCTCCGAATCAAGCAGGGAGAATCGCTGAGCCACGCCGGAATTCTTGCGGAGGTCCTCCCCCGCAAGCGTGATCGACGTGGCAACGTTGGCCCACTTGTAGATCGCCGCCGTGACTCCCTCGGTCGGAGTCGTGTTGAGCGTGTCGAAGCGGCCGTACGGCATGGTCGTCGTGTTGTCCCCGTACTCGAGGGTCACCACGATCTCCTGACCGCCGTCTTCGGTGCGCTTCCGCCCCTTCTCCTCCAACCAGTAGAGCAACGGCATCTTGCGTACCGTCTGTCGATAGACCCGAGGACGGACCTTCCGGGCCGCGCTGGTAAACAGCGTGTCCCAGGTATCCGTGACTTGGGTCGCCTGATAAGCCATGGTTGGCTACTCCCCAATATCCCTCTTCCCAAGCACATCGTCAGGACGAAAGCCCGATTCCTCCAGAGCAGCCCGCATCGCGTCTTTCATCTCATACATCGGGCGTTCGGGTGTCTTAGGGACCGAGGACGCGGTTCCCGCACCACTCACACCTGCCCGATTTCGAGCATCAGACGCCTCACGGAGCCGCCTCGCCTGACGCACTTTTTCCACGATGGCGAAGTTGTAGGCATCCTCCCTGGACCGGAGTGGTTTTCCTAGGGCTGCGTCCTTCTGCCATGCGCGCCTCATCCCATCGTGGTGCTTTTGCCAGTCAGGGAACTCCTGGACGAACACCGCAAGAGCGAGTTGGTCCACGTTCTGCGCTTGCAGATTCCTGAGCTGCGCGGCCAGAGGGGCCACATGCCTTTGGACCACCTGTGAAACTACCGGATCCAGATCCGAATCCCCATCCATCCCACCCCCGGTGCCGGGTTCGGTGCCCTCCGGGAACGTCTCCATCAGGAAACGCTGCGTCCGTGGGTCCCGTAAAAACGGTTCCAACTGACGCAACCCGTCGAGTTGTGCCGCTCCAGCCTGTAGCCGCGCCTGAAGAGCCTCAACCTCCTTCCGCTGAGCGGAAAGAGTCTGAGTCTTCTTCGTCCACGCAGCCTGCATCCGAGTGTGGGCCTGCCGTTCGGACGGTGTGGCGTTCTCGGGAAGAGGTGCAAACTCCTCCCCTTCGGGGGGTGCGCCTTGACCCTGGTCCGAATCCGTTTCCTCGGTCCCAGTGCCATCGGGAATCAGAAGATCGGAATCCGCATCTGGGGCGGGGGCTCCTTCTCCTGCCGACAACGGGTTGGGGTCCTGGTCTACCATGCAAAACTCCTTCTGTTAGCCGGGCGCGGGAAGCACCCGGTTTCCCCCATCAATCAAACCATGCTCCTCGAGAACCTGATCCTTCACCGACAGCGCCGACGTGGCCTGGTGCTTGACACTCACCACCTTGAATGTGGCGGACCAACCTTGTGTTCCATCGTAGCCTCCGTGGTCCACACGGGTCAGTTCCGCCAGGACTTCCAACACATGGTCGGAGCCAATCTCCTCATTGTGGACTTCCTCCGCCACCGGGCCCTTGATCGTGAACTCGTCATCCATCGTCATCCTCCCGCACCAAGGAAGCCGCAGCCCCGCGATCGGGGACTTCCACCAACCCCATCTGGCGCAGTACGTCCCGCTTGTGCCGGCGGCTGTGAATCTCACAACCCAGATTCGGGGAGTAGTATGAGTTTCTCCTCGGGGGCAACGACACGTCGTCAAAGGTCACGTGAGGAGTTCGATCGGAGATCTTCACGACCTTATCCACCTTCGGATCGTACTTGTAGACTCCCGTTTTGCTCACGACCCCTCCATGGGAAACTCGTTCCGAGGGTTCGGTCCTGCGGGACCCCTCCGAACCCCCACGTTCTGCGTGGCGGATAGAAGATCCCCCATGTTCGTGCCCCCGCTGCGGAGTCGGATGTCCTGACTCGCCGGACCTCCCGGAGTGCCCGGAACCCCGGCCGGGCCTGGTAGCCCGGCCGGCTGGCGCGAGGTCAGGAACCGCTCCGGGTTCGGGACGTTGAGCAACGTCGCAGCGAACCGTGCGGCCTCGTACAGGTCGATGACGGGCATCCCCGTCATGGGATCAACCTTGCTGCCGAAGACGTTCACCCAATCCATGAATTGCTTGGTGCGGATCTCACGGGAAACGTACGCCATCGACCCCACACGGATCGTGATCTTGACCCGCGTACGCTTGAGGAAGTCCCCCTGGAAAACGTCCGCAAGCGCCGGGGCCTGCTCCATCCCGACCACGTGGGCAAAGTCCTGGACCGTCCCGTACTGCTGGATCATCGACCAGAGACGGCGTACCCCACGGGTCACGAACGCAGCCACGAGCTGCACGTCGTCGGACTCACGCACGCGAGCCGTCGACTCCACGATCGAGGCTTCGGTCGCGGTGGCCCCCTTCATCTGCCCGCCCCGACGTTGCTCCGTGGATCCCGAGAGCTTCGTCAAACCGTCCTCGATGATCCCCCGCAAGGCGTAACTGTCCGAGGGGATCGGGAGATCCGGGATCGGATAGACCGCCCCGTCCGGGGGACCGTTGAAATGCACGATCCCACAATCCGTGGGAGACTCGAGCATCGCCTCGTCTTCGTCGGCCGCGAATGCTCCCTGCTCCACTCCAAACTTCCGGGAACTGGTGCGGAGGATGTGCCCGTACTGCGCGGAGTTGAGTACGTTCAAGCAGACTGCGGGGTTGAACCAGGTGGATACGTCCGAGACCCCGTACACCTCGTCCGGGTCCTCGTTGAAGACCAGGATCTCGAATGGGAACCCACGGGCGTCGTAGGGGTTCACATCCTCCCGCAGGAACTTCGTGTGCTCACCCTTCAGCACCCCACCTTCGTCCATGACCAAGAGCGAGTTGGTTTCCCGGTCCCAGATTTCGTAGATCTTCACCAGGTTGCCAAAACGGTTGGACACCCGGTCCTCGGAACTGACTACCGTGCCGTCCCCGGTCTTGGCCGCGAACACCGGGTAGGCATCCTTGAACCCCACCGTCCCCTCAATCCCCGCCGCGATCGACTTCGTATACGTCGAGTCCTTCCGGACCTCCTCCTCCGGGCGCAGGATGATGTGCGCCACCCACCGGGCCCGCTCGAAACGGTTGCCGGCCAACGGGTCGATCAGGAACATGCGGGGGGAAACACGGAAGGCAAACGGCAACGCCTCCTGGATCCGGTAGTCCGGGTAGTAGGGCTTCTCCCCCTCCTCTTCGTCCAACCAGAGATCCGGGTCGAACATACTCTGGGCCATCACCGAGGCGAGTTCGTTCTCTACCGACCCCTCACGCGCCAAACCTCGCAAGTACCCAAACTTCATCACCCCCAAACCACAAACCAGGGCATCCAGGATCGTGCTGCGACACTCGCGCTGGTAGTCGATCTCGTCCAGGGTGTGGTTGAGAATCATCTCCGCTGCGGTGGCGTAGGGGAGAAGTGTCGATCCGATCGGGTCCGCGAGAACGTCGGGGTTCTGGAAGTAGAGACCCGGGATCACCGTACGAATGAGTTGGAAGATGTAGTTAATCCAGAGAACCTGACCCGCCGGCTTGTCACTCTCTGGAATCTCCTGACGGTAGTGGCTAAGATACTTGCGCCAGGTGTCGTACCGCTGCTTCAGCAAACGGTCACAGAGACCAATCTGCTCAGACCAAGACTGGTACCGCTCAGACTCACTCTTCCTTGGCATCAACGTGTTCCAATCCTTGGAACCCCTTTACCCGTACCCCGGAACAGGTGCGGGAACAACGCCTCGAAGGACTCGGCCTTGGGCTTCTTCTTCGGGGCCGCAGGACCCGGCACGACCAGCTTCGGCAACCACGCCAACGCATCTATACAGTCCTTCGTCTCCCCCAAGGGGAAGTGCAACATCTCCGTCGCCAGGAAGTCCTGCCCCGGTACGAGGGCATAGTAGAGATCCTCCGGCGGGAGAGTCAAGTCCGTTCCGTCCCTCACTCGGAGGTAGAGGCCCCGCGTTCGGGCAAACTCCGCGAAGTCCTCTATTCGCATGTCCTTAGACTTGTGGGTCTCTCCCTCCAAAGGATGGATGTGGAACCACTCCCCCCGCTCCACACACTGAGCCTTGAATGAGTGGTAGATCCCCTTCTGGAACTGGAAGGACTCGATGCCGATCTTGATCGGCTTCCACCGGTGACGGATCTGGAAGAGCGTTTCAATCAATCCCTCGTTGCCTACGATCCGATCCCGGATCACCTCCATGACGTAAATCTCGTTGTCGGTCGAAATCCCCACGGTGTCGAATGCTGAATATGCAGAACTCGCCGTCTCCCCACGACTGGGATCGAGGATCGTGATGTAGACGAAGTTGGTGGGCATCGGGAAGATCTCACCTTCCGCCGTGCGGCGGTACCGCTCGTTGTAGAATCCGAGGTTGTGGAGTTTGTAGACCTTCGACTCATCGGGGAGAGGGTCGTTCATGTAGAGACATGAGTAGAGCTCCGCCCCGAGAGTCTTCTTCATCTTCGCCAGGAAGGCTTTCGTGTGGCGGGTCGGGAAGTAGAGTTTACCCGCGGAGTTGACCGCCGGTTTGCAGTATTCCCGCCACTCCCGAGGCTCACGAGCACGCCGGCGCTGGCGTTCCTCGGCCTCGATCCGCCCATAAGGGTCTGAGAAGTGCCAACGGGTGCCGAAAAGCATCCGAGGCCCGCGCTGGCCCGGGTCGGACGACCATGGGGTCGTCCGCCCAACCCGCGGGCGCGTGAAGGGGTCGATCAACGGGGCCACCACGTTCAGGGACTGGTTGATCTGAGCCATGATCTCGGGGTTTCGACGGGTCATTTCGTTCACGGGATCGTCGATGATTACCATGTCGTAGTGCTGAGAGGTCTCCGAGGTCTTGATCGAGCTCGCAATCCACGAACACTCCACCCGGAAGAGCGTCCGACCTGTGAGCTTGATCCGATCCGTCCTCCAGGTGTCCGTCGTGCCCTCTCCGTGAGGTACTAGGTCCCCGTAGAGAAGCCGAAACGTCCGGTTCGACTCGAGATGCTGCTTTCCAACCGCTAACCACCCCTTCGTGTAGTCCATTTCCCAGCTCAGAGACATGATTCGGAGGTTCTTGTCCTTCGTGAAGAGCCAGAGAGGCAACCCTACCGACCCGATCGTGCTCTTGAAACACCCTCGGGGAGCCAGGATCAGCATGTCCTCCCACAAGTACCGCTGAATGAAGTCGCAGATCTCCCAGTGAGGCTGAATCGCCATGTCTGAGTAGCCGAGAACGTACTTCGTGAATGCATAAAGGGAAGCGTCAGAGACCCGCTTCAACTTCTCGGCCAGGAGAATGAATAGACGCTGCTTCTGCTCCCGTGGAGTCCAGTCCCCCTGGAGTAGAGACTGAGTGAGTACCTCTTCCTGCCTCACTTGATACTCACAAACTCGGCATCCTCGATTGGAATCACCTTCCCACCCGCTACCTGGAGATCACTGGAGTAGAGATGGGCAAAAGCTTGCCCAATCTCCCGGTCCAAGTCGTCGTCTGAGAGATCCCGGACCATCTGAGACTGGAAGGTGTCTCCCTGTCCCCCCAGGTTGAACTGGTTGATCGTCGGACCCTTCGATGCTACGACACCCGTGATCTCCAGGAACTGACGAACTGCCTCTCGGTCCCCCTTATGGGCACGGAGAACCAATTTTCGTAGTACAGGAACGATGCTGGACTGGAGAGCTGATCTGTACCTCTTGTAGGCTGCTTCATGGAAAGAGGGATCCAGTCTCCAGGTCACCAACTGGGAAATGGGAACCCCAAGCTCCTTGGCAATCTCCTTCTCCTCCTGAGTGTTCATCGGGTCAGACCAGAGTTCAAGGTAGGTCTGACGAATCTTCCTCATGTCCTCCAAACTGAACTCAGGAGTAACTGGTGTGACTGGAGATGAGGCTATGGCTATGATCTTCTTCCCTCTTGGTCTACGAGACCCGGTTTTCATACTGGGGATAGGTACTCTTCAACCTTCTTACTGTCAAGTATCTCCCACGAATCGGCTGCGGGGCTCTGAGGCCCCGCAGCAAAGTGCGTGGGGAGTGGTCTAACTGGAGATGAGGTTCTCTACTCTCTTCTATCTCTATGTAACTACTACAATCCCTGACACCCTTCGCCTTGAGGCTTCGGGTGTCAGGTCAATGAGTAGTAACTGGGGGGATTTCTAAGGGGGGACGGGTAGGTCTGTCAACCCCCTATTTTCCAGGGGGCGAAGTGGCGCAGCAGCCAGGGGTTAGGGGTTGTGGTACATTGTACTAATACGATGTATTTTCTACTACTGGTCAGAATTTGGTGTGCAGAGAGGTGGGTAGTACCTAGGGTTTATAATGAATAGACGTACGCCGCGCCGGGGGGTGTACGCTCGGCCGGCTCGGGACAACTCTTCGCGTGGGCGCACATGTACGGGCATCTCTTCGCGCGGCTGCATGCATGCGAGTCAAGCCTAGCGCGGGTTTGAGAGCAATTCTTAGCGCGCGTGCATGGGAGGGGATGGGAGGAGCTAGGTGAGGCCAATCTCTCCCCTCCCCTCCTGTGCTTCTTCTAGCTCTGGTGCTTGGTTGGAGTTACCCGATATGCTTCTAGCTCCTGTGACCAGTCTAGCCTGTTCATGTTCTCTGCATGGAATCAGCCACATGTGCGAAGTGTGGTGCATTTCAGCCAGCATCATCTTCGTCCCGCGACTGGCGCTTCTCAGCCATCGTGCAGGACTCGCATTTTGCACGACAAAACCGTGCAGTCTGCACGTTTTCGGTTTGTGGTTCGAATCAGCCCTGCCAACGCAAAGCCCGTCGGCGCAGCGGTTTGCACGAAAGTTTTCGTCGTGGCACGGCGTTCGCAAGTCTCGGTCTCGCCGGTCGCGGATCCCGCGAATTCGCCCCCGGAATTCTCAGACACTCGCGGAATTCTCCCCATCCCCGGAGGAAGCATGAACTCTCTCCAGTCTGCAACCTACGACCCCAAGACCCAGGTTCTGACTCTGTGTGTGAAGTGTCAGAGTCCGACTCCCAGCATGAGTGGGAAGACTCTGGTGGTCGGAACTACCCATGGGAATCAGCCCACGGAAGTCCAGATATCGGGCAAGACTCTGATCGTGGGAGTCAACGCCTACATCCGGGCAGCGTAGGCTACTCCCAGCCACGGGGAGCGTAGGCTCCCCGTGGCCCATTGGCTGGGAGCGTGATATACTCTACTCGTGGGAGGACCGATGACCAAGCGCGTGACCTGGCGCAAGCTAGCTGAGTCCAACCTTGCCGAGCTACGGGCTGGGGGGGCTATTGCCTGGTTGACGTCAACCAATCGAGCCCACGTCTATGTGAGTATCAGGACCCCAAAACATCTGTGGGAGGCTGGACCGATGACTTGGAAAGAAGCCAACCTGTATATCCACGGGCTGGCTCAAGGCAAGAAACTGGCAGCGTAGGCTACTTCCAACCACGGGAGGAATCTCGTTATGAGTCTGTTCAAGAGTCTGACCCCCGAAGAGGAGTCCCAGTACCGGACGTGGGCCATCAACCACTACGCCCCGTTCGATGACATCAAGGGTACCTGGCATCCTACGATCCAGGCCGAGTGTGTAGAGATCAACCGGCGCCACGGCACAACCCCGGAGCAGCGGTTGGTCTCCCTGGCGGCTCTGGCCGTCGAAGAGATCAATCCGGATGAACTGGAGCAGTACGTCAAGAACCATCCACAAGCGAGGTGAATCATGCCACACGAACTGTCCTACGACGGAGAGGTAGTCGAGATGTCGGCGGTCATGGAAGGCGGCGAGCCCTGGCACGGCTTGGGTCAACGCCTAACCGCCCGAGCCACGAGAGACGAGATCCTGACCGCTGCGAATCTGTCCTGGCCGGTGCTTCAGAGCCCCGTGATTCTGCGGGTGGGTGGTGTTGATCTGGAGCTCGATACCCACAAGATCAATTACCGTGTCCTGACCGATGGCACTCCACGCCCGCTGGGCGTGGTGGGTGCCGACTACTCCGTAGTCCAGCACTCCCAGCTAGGGGAACTGGCGGAAGCGATCGTGGGGGAGTCCGGAGGCATCTACGACACGGCCGGTGCGATCTACGGTGGCCGGCGGGTCTGGGTCTGCGTCAAGCTGGACTGGCTCCAGAACGCGATCCAGGGAGACCCCATCGACGCCTATCTCACGGTCATGTCCAGCCACGACGGTTCCATGGCTGTTTCGATCTGGCGTTCCGGTATCCGCACGGTCTGCAAGAACACGATCATGTCCGGAATCAGCCAGGCCGAAGGCCGTGGGAACCTGTGGCAGGTGCGTCATACGTCCGGTGCCCGTGTCAGGCTCGATGAACTCAAGCGTACCCTGGTTGGGATCCGCGAGGACTTCCAGCAGAACGTGCAGACGCTCCAGGCTCTCAAGGCTGCTCCCTGGGACCTAGACGTGGTGAACCGGATGCTGGAGGACCTGTGGCCCATCGCAGACGTGGAGAACCCCAGCCGTGCCTACTCGATCCGCACCGACAAGCGGGACCGCGTTCTGGAGCTGGCCCGCGACGAGAGCCGCGGCAACAACGGAACCACGCTCTACGATGCCTACAACGGCCTCAGCGACTACGTGAGCCATGAACTGGTGCCCGTGCGCACGATCCAACAGGCCGAACGCCGGATGCTGTCCATGGCGAACGGCACCGGTGCGGATCTTCTGGTCCAGGGTCGCAAGGTCCTGACCGATTCCCTGAAGTAGCCCGAACCGGGGGGAGCGGGCTTGATGCCCGCTCCCCCATGGAGGATTCTACGTGAAAAAGGTCGAGTGGCAACCCATGAACCGACCACACCTTGAGCTATGCACCGACGATCTGGACCTGGAGATTGTCCACAAGAATGACGCGGGGGAACCCGTGCGCCTACTTGGGACCGTCAACATCTGTGGGACGAACTTCCATGTATCCTGCGAGCGGGTCCAGGATGACGAAGAGCAGTCCATCTACGAGGGAGGCTGCGACGAAGCCGTGGTGGCGATCCAATCCCTAGACCACAACGAGCGTCAGCAAACCGTATCCTTCGAGGGGTACTCCGGTGACTGGCTGGTCGTGTTCTCCCCGCACTGCGTCTGACAACGGAGGGTACCCATGCGTAGAACGGTTTTCCAGGAGGCAGCCATAGTCGGAGTCTGCGTCTTGGTCGGCCTTCCCTGTCTGCTGCTGAAACTCTATGTCCCAGTCGTGATCGCAACCGTGGGCATCGGTCTGGTCCTGGGTTCAATGCTCTTGGAAACGATCGAGCACTACCTGTAGGAGGTGATCCATGCAGAAGGTAACCGTTGACGGTGCTCCCCTGAGCAAGGTCGTCCAATGGGTGCGCCGTGCAGCTCTCGTTAGGGGATTGAGCCTGCCCATCCTGGAGTCCGTGCTGCTGAAGGCTCAAGCCGGCAGGCTCTACGTTCAGGGGACGAACCTGGATACGTACGCCACGGCCTGGCTTCCGTGCCAGGGGGATCTCAATCCCGTCTGTATCAACGCCGGGCAGCTCGAATCCTCGCTGGGCAGCAAGGGACCGATCGAGCTGGAGGTGGAGATCCAGGACGGCACGCCGAGGCTGCGCGTGCGGGATGGGGTGTCCGACGTGGTTCTCTGCACCGTGCCCGTGGAGGACATGCCCACCGAGCCGGGGATGGAGAAAAACTCGAAGATCGAGCCTTTCGGGTGGTCCTTCGACCCGGGTCATGCGTTCCACAACGCTCTGGCTGGCGTATCCTGGGATGAAATCCGCCCCGAGCTTTGCGGTGTGTTCCTGGAGGTGAAGCAGGATCGGTGCCACCTGACCGGAACCAACGGACACCGGATGCACCATGACACGATCACGTCCGGAATCTGGGCCGTACCCAGCAGCCCGGTTCTGATCCCCGCGGTCAGTCTGCACCGCGTTCTGACCGCGGGACTGGCCGGAAAGGTATCGAAGCGGAAGAAGGATCCGAAGGTCCTGCTCAACGTGTCCCTGATCGGCAAGAGTTACGTCCAGTTCTCCTACCCCACCGGGAAGGACCTGTCCTTCGGCAATCGTGCAACCATGCGTCTGCTGGAAGGACCTTTCCCCGACTACAATCGCGTCATCCCAACCATCTCCGAAGAGCGGTTCAAGATCGAGGCCGAGCGGCTGTCCGACGTGACCTCACGGGCTCTGCCGCACACCGATCGGCTC